GCATTAGGAATACAGCCTTCAATCTTATGAGTGTAGAAGCTGATGCTAGATTGTATATCAAAGAGATCAGGGATAAGTATACTAGAGAACAGCTTACCTCTTGGCAAGATAAGACTATAGGTACTGGTAGGTTCTTTGCTTTTGATCACTTTGGATCTATCTCTAACGATGAGATACTAGGTAGGGTTAGGTACATGGCTAAAGGATTAGGATGTAAGTGGGTAATACTGGATCACTTATCTATACTAGTATCAGGTCAGGAGGATAATGGTGATGAACGTAAGTCTATTGACATACTAATGACCAAGCTACGATCACTGGTTGAAGCTACAGGTATAGGATTACTTCTTGTCAGTCACTTACGTAGACCGTCAGGTGATAGAGGTCATGAGGATGGTCGAGAAGTATCTCTGTCACATCTTAGAGGGTCAGCATCTATTGCTCATCTATCTGATAGTGTCATAGCTTTAGAACGTAACCAACAAGCAGAAGATGAAGTAGAAGCTAACACTACTGTGCTACGTATACTTAAGAATAGATATACTGGTGACACTGGTATATGTACACACTTGCATTATGATAAAGAAACTGGTAGAATGACAGAGATCAATAACCCTTTTGAAGATGGAGAAGATACAGACGTTCAACTTTAGTTAGGATAGTAGTATGGTAACAGCGATAGTTGATATTGAAACTAATGGTTTAGATGATGCAACTAAAGTACATTGTATTGTAGCCTGTGAGTATGAAACAGGTAAAGAAAAAATATGGGTACAAGATGAGTGTTCTCAGTTTGCAACATGGTCTAAGAAGATTGATACATTTATAATGCATAATGGTGTAAGCTTTGATGCTCCTGTCCTTAATCGTTTACTAGGTTGTGACATTAAACTATCTCAAGTAAGGGATACTCTAATTGAGTCACAGTTGTACAATCCTACTAGAGATAAAGGCCACTCTCTTGCAGTATGGGGTGACAAACTTAATCTTCCCAAAGGAGATTTAAAAAACTTTAAATATTACACACCTGAGATGTTAGAATACTGTAAGCAGGATGTTGTAATTACTAGAAAGGTAGCTCAAGAACTTGAAGAAGAAGGTGCTAAGTTTTCTCATAGATCCTATGAGTTAGAAAGAAAAGTTAGAGCTATCGTAGATCAGCAAGAAAGAAATGGTTTTTCTTTTAACTTACGTGATGCCATAAGCTTTCTTGCTATACTAGAAGAAGAGCAACAAGAACTGGAGGACAAAGCCCAAGAGATATTTGAACCTATTACTACATACTCTGAAGTTAGAAAGATTCCTACTATACATCAGTTTAACATAGGTTCTCGTAAGCAAATAGCTGAACGTCTTATGGAACGTGGTTGGAAACCTACTCACCATACAGACAAAGGTAATGTAATAGTTAGTGAAGAAATACTATCCAAGATTAATATGCCCGAAGCACAGATGTTTAGCAGATACTTTCTACTACAGAAACGTACTGGTTTATTGAAAGCTTGGATTAAGGGCTGTGAAGAAGACAATCGAGTTAGAGGTAGAGTAATGACCCTTCGCACCGTGACAGGAAGGATGGCACATAACTCTCCCAACATGGCTCAAGTTCCAGCAGTCTACTCACCATATGGTAAAGAATGTAGATCGTTGTGGACTGTCTCTAATCCAGATACACACACCTTGATTGGTACGGATGCATCTGGGTTAGAGCTACGTTGTCTTGCTCATTACATGAATGATCCTGACTTCACTAATGAAGTTCTCAATGGTGATGTACATACAGCAAACATGAAAGCTGCTGGTTTAACCAATCGTGATCAAGCTAAGACATTCATCTATGCTTTTCTCTATGGTGCAGGTCCAGCTAAGATAGGTAAGGTGGTTGGTGGTTCTGCTAAAGCAGGACAACAACTCATTACTAAGTTCTTATCTAATATGCCCAAGCTTAAAAAGCTAAGAGAGAATGTAGCTAGGTGGTCTAAAGATGGTACTATACCTGCTCTTGATGGTAGACGACTACACATTAGATCAGAACATGCAGCAGTTAATACTTTACTTCAAGTGGCTAAGAAAGATGCTCAAAGGTTTGGGCAAATCACTAAGGATGCAATGCAGGAGACAGAGAAAACACTTAAGATTCGATGTCCTCTTGATTGTGAATTTAAAATTGGTCCAACATGGAGTGAGACACACTGATGGAAAACCAGTTAGATATGTTTGGTTCTCAAACTTTATTTGATACGAATCAAGAACTAAAAACATGTACTACATGCAATCAAAGACTACCTTTAGATTGTTTTAATACAATAGGTGGTACAAGAAGAATTGATGGTACATCAAGAATAAGAAATAAATGTTCAACTTGTTATAAAGAAGCAACAAAACAAAAAGATGCCCTGTTAAAAATTACCCCTAAACCTGACTCTAATTATGAATGTCCTATTTGTTTAAATAAAAAAGGTAATTTCTATCTTGCTACTGAAGATTCATCTAGGTTAAAAGACAATAGCAGTTGGTGTTTAGACCATGACCACGAAACAGGAAAGTTTAGGGGATGGCTATGTAATAAGTGTAATTCAGCTTTAGGATTACTTGGAGATAATATTAATTATGTAGAAAGAGCATTAAAATATTTAGAAGATTATGAACAAAAGGAAATTAATAATGGCACATAACAATCGAACATTTGATCGACAGTCTTATAATCAGAATGATGGTAGAGCTAAGAAAGCTATGGTAGATTACCTAAAGTCATTAAGCTTTGAAGACATAGAAGCTAAAGAAGATTTTTACTTTGATGTCTCAGCTAAGAAGGATAAGAATTATTTCTTTGAGGTTGAGATAAAAAATCAATGGGGTAAAACTTGGAACCCTACTTGGAAAGAAGTTCGCATTCCAGAAAGGAAGAGCAGACTTATGAAACGAAAGGAGAAAGATTATCCAGATCATGATTTATATTTTGTAGTATTTAATACTGATTGTACTCAAGCTTGGTTCATTAAAGATACTAATGTAGATGATTCAAGTGTAGGTACAATAAAAAATTCTAGACAACCTGAAGACTCACCGCACTTGAGAGAACCTTTCTTTCATATTCCTGTGGAAAAAGCTAAATTAATTCAAATTAGCTATTGACCTCTAGAATTATGTGTGGTATAATTACGTTACAATTTAATTGAAACTCATGTCACAACAGCGTGACGATAGAAAAAGGAAATACAAAATGAATGATCCAATTTATATTACTGGTAAGTGTCACTATGCTTCCATCACTGAGCCTAACACTAAGTTTGAACCAGTGTGGTCAATCCAAGTTGAAGTGAACGATGATAATCGTTCCATCATTGAGAAGGCTGGTCTTTCTGTAGCCAACAAAGGTGATGATCGTGGTGACTTTGTTACTATCAAACGTAAAGTTCTACGTAAGGATGGTACTCAACGTCAAGGTCCAGTTGTTAAGGATTCCCAGAATAATAATTGGGATGGTAAGTTGATTGCTAACGGTAGTACTGTTAATGTTAAGGCAGTACCTTTTGAGTGGAGTTATGCAGGTAAGTCAGGTGTCTCTGCTGACCTAGCTGCTGTTCAAGTAGTAGACTTTATTGAGTACTCCAGTGGGGGTGATGACTTTGAAGTTGTCCCCGGTGGATATGTAACTGAGACAGTTGAAGAAGATATTCCTTTCGCCTCTTAATGTAAACTAAGGGAGACTTGGGGGTAGAGATTATTGGTTTGGTTTCTACCCCCTATTTTTTGATATGAAACAAATTGAAACATTAGTTAAAGATATATATGATTTGTTCTCTCTTGATCCAATTAAGATGGATGAGAAAGAAGTAGATAAGCATATAGATACCTTTGGTGAGATGCTTAAGGTACATATAAAAGCATTCATGTATGAGGAACCTCGTACTAAAGGAAACCTTAGACTGTCTGCTATTGGTAAGCCTGATCGACAGTTATGGTATGATGTTAATAGTAAAAAAGAAATTGAAGATCTTACACCTAGTACAAGGATTAAATTCTTGTATGGTTATATCTTAGAAGAACTTCTTTTATTATGCGCTTCCATTGCTGGACATAAAGTTACTGATCAACAAAAGGAAGTTAATATAGAAGGTGTTCTTGGTCATCAAGATTCTATGATTGATGATGTCTTGATTGATTGTAAGAGTGCATCTTCTTATAGCTTCAAAAAGTTTAAACAAAATAATCTTTTAGAAGACGATCCATTCGGATACATTGCACAGATTTCAGCTTATGCTGAAGCTAATCAAGTTGATAAGGCAGCATTTCTTGTGATAGATAAATCTAGTGGTGAGATATGTCTTACTCCTGTACATCAAATGGAGATGATCAATGCTAAAGAAAGAGTTAAACATCTTAAAGGAATGGTTAGTAATGATCATATGCCTGATAGGTGCTATGCTCCTATTGCTGATGGCGAGTCTGGTAATTTTAAGTTGGCTATTGGTTGTATTTATTGTAGCCATAAGCGAGAGTGTTGGTCGGATTGTAATGATGGTAAAGGATTACGTGCTTTTCGATACTCCAGAGGACTTAATTATCTTACAACGGTGGCTAAAGAACCGAAGGTTGAAGAAGTAGTTAACTGGTAATGCATTGGAAATATAACACTAAGCCTGACCTAACTAAGTTTGGATTTGTATATTGCATTACCAATACTAAAACTGGTCAAGCTTACATAGGTTGTAAGCAATACTTTAACTATAAAAAAGGTAAGAAGAAAGCTGAGTCTAACTGGAAGTCTTATATGGGTTCAAGTACTCATTTACTTGAGGACATAAAAAAGTTAGGTAAGAAAAACTTTAAGTTTGAAATGATAGCTGAGTTTAAAAACAAACGAAGCCTACGTTACTATGAGTGTTACTATCAAATGAAATATAATGTTTTATGTAGTACACTTGATGGAACTGATACACCTGCATACTATAATAACTATGTAGGTGGTAAGTTCTATAGACCTGTGGAAGAGTATTATGATAACGAGTGATAACCTATATGATTTAAATACAGATGTTTCAAGTAATTCTTTATATGATTTAACAGATAAAGATGGGCATAGAGCTTTATATATCTCTGTTGTACTACAAGCTCTATTAGATTTATCTAAACCTAAAAGTAAGAGTGAAGATAGTTCTGTTCAAGTTTATAGAGATCAAGCCTACTCATGGTTTTTTAAAGATGTTGGTGTTACTTGTGAAGACTTTGAAGAGATATGTTTTTATGCTGGATTAGAACCTAGTGTAGTAAGAAAGTTTGCTACTAATGTAATCAACTCAGAGGATGTAAGCAATGTCAGAAGAAAGTTCCAAGCCCTGCTCTAAGCCACTTGATAAACAAGTAGGTGGTAATCATTACAAAGATTGTGGTATACAACCAGTACAATATATACATGCGAATAAGCTTGACTACCTAGAGGGTAATGTGATAAAATATATAACTCGACATCGTACCAAAGGACAAGGTAAAAAAGATATCGAGAAAGCAATACACTATGCACAACTAATCTTAGAATTAGAATACGAATAAGAAAGGAAAACATTAATGGAGAACGAGATGCACTACGGTATGACACTTCCCATATCTGAAGAGATAGATGCTGTTAAGTATAGACAAACAGGTGAAGACTTCTATAGTAAAGTTGTTCGTATATCTGAAGCACTTAAAGATAGCCCTGATCACTTTGAAAGTTTTAAGGATGCACTGAGGTATCTTAGGTTCTTACCAGCAGGTAGAGTACAGAATGCTATGGGTGCAGCTAGACAACTGCTTTGTCAGTGGTGCTATAGAAGATAGTATGGATTCTATTATGGGCAGAGCTACTGATGCTGCTGAGACAATGCGTAGAGGTGGTGGTATAGGCTATGACTTCAGTAGACTACGTCCTAGAGGAGATCGTATCAAGTCTCTGGACTCTAGAGCATCTGGTGCAGTCAGCTTCATGCAAATCTATGATGCAGTATGTCAGACCATAGCATCTAGTGGGCATCGTAGAGGAGCGCAGATGGGTGTG